GGCTTTGATGTATTACATAACTGATGCGCCCACTAGTTTTCCCATAGGATCTAATCTGATCTGCCAAATATGTTGAAAGCCCTTTGTCGTCAGAAAGCCGAGCGTCAATATCGATTGCACGCACGCACCCTGTTGCATCTGGGTTGTGATCGCTTTTTCGTGTGCTATGTCTAGCATCACCAATCCACCCATCAGATTTACGCAAACGCTCAGGGAAGCAGTCATCAGTTTGCTCTCTTAACTGAACAGCAGCTTTAGATAACCAAGCCTTCATTAGCCAAGTATCGTTTTTAGTTCATCGGCAGTTAAGCCAATGCGATCAAGGATTGCTGCTTTAGCAGTTTCTTTTGCTTCGGCTTCGGCTCGTCTTGTATCGCTTTCTGCTTTATCTTTTGCCATCTGTGCTATTTCTGCATTTGTGGCATCTCTGACAATTTCCTCGCCTGTTTCGCAGTTGTATTCTTTTATTTGTGGTTTAGTCATTTTATGATACTCCATATAGAAAGGCTGTTCCTGATGTAAAATTACCTGAATTAGAACGCAATAATATGTCGGTAATTGCGCCAGTTTGATTATAAATTCCAAAATTGCGACCATAAGTAACGCTTGTGCTTACTGAGTCATCGGTTGACCAAAAATCGGCTATGCAACATTTCCAAGTGCTGGTATTAGTATAATCAAATATGTCAACAACGCAAAGTGAATTTGAAATTGTATTATCTTGAGTTTGTTGAATTGCTATTTGAGTTTCACCAAAAGAACTTGTTGTTGAAATAGACCTTGCATATGTATATCTTGTATTGCTATCTGAATTAAATCTCATTCCCATACCATCACCATCAACGGCTGGCTTGTAGTTTCTAACAATCAATTGCAGATTTTTATATGTACTAGGAATAGAACTAATTGAAACTGATGCGCCAGTTAATGTTGTACCACCAGTATTGATTAAAGTCATACCGCCAGCAGCAACCGAATCCCATTTTAATCCGCTTGCTGTTGAAGAATCAACTTGCAATACATGACCATTAGTAACACCAACTGCTAATCTAGCAGCAGTATCAGCAGCAGTTCCAACAATCAAATCACCTTTAGCATCAATAATTGTTTTATTAATTGCTGCTCCAGCATTTGTAAATACTGTTGTATCAATTGCAGTTCCGAGTGAACGGATTGCAGCTGCGCCATCCTTGACCAGCGCGGTATCATCTGGGGTAGTCCAGCTATAATTGGTAGTGGTTGCCATATTGTCCTATTCTCAGGATACGATTGTAGCGTATTCCCATGTCAATGTTGGATCTATTGTTTGCCATGTTTCAGTTATTGGTGTGGTATTCCAACGCATTGCCACTTGGCTATAAGCCACAGGCGATAAATTGATTGTCAGGAATAATTCATTGAATCTAGTGCTCCATGACCAACCCTCAACATAACCCTCAAATACACCGCTTGAGATTTGAGCAGGTAGGTTTTGTATGTTTAGAGGTTGCCCCATGAATACGCCAAGCAGATTATCCCGATCACTATTGTCAATTTCTGGATTTGTGATTGGAAATGTAATGCTCTGGAATGCTGGTTGTGGAAATGCTCGTTGGGCAATATAGCGATCCGCCACAGCTTGAGCATCCACAGCTGAATGAATAGTCGATTGAATGCTTTCGGCTTTATAGCCATAAGTTGCAATTGATTCTGCTGAGGTTGCTGTTTTCTGTGATCCAAAATTGTTGCCATAATTAATAACAACATCATTGCGAATATCACCTGATCGAGTAATTGTGCTTAGTCCTTGACTTAAAGCATGTCGAGCATCAAGATCAACATAGCCATTGGCTAAGAGATAGGTTTGTCTGTGATCTGCATCGGCATAACCAATATTTCCTTGATTGTCCTCATACAAATATCCAAAGGCTGAATTGGCAATTAAACTCAAAATGTTGTAAATCGTATCTGTTTCGGCTGCTCTGTTTTCCATTGTGTAAAGACCGGGCTGATCAATTTCACCAAGTCCTAGATTTATAGCATTAGCCCATGTTTCTGTTGGATCATATCCTGCCCAAGTTGAAGCTGCTGGAACATCATTCCAAGATCCAAGCAATACGCTGGACAAAACATCATAGATTTGATTGCCATCTTCATCTTGGGAAATTGATGCTGAATACAATTCTCTTGCTAATTTAACAAGTGATCCCATTGCTAGGACTGAGTATTCGACCACACTTGCAATTTGACCAGTCGCTCCAACCGCGACAGTTATATCGGTTATATCCCCACCAAATAAATTTACATAAGTTCCTGCGCTATTTTTAACCTGTAAATCTAAGCTGTCGTTAATGTCAAATGGCAAAGTTTGACCAGACAAAGCCACAAAGGTAATTTGAATATAAGATGGATTAGGTTGCTGATAAATATCATCACGACCAGCCTGATGCTGAATGTCGCTTATTGCTATATCAGTATAATCCACACCAGCGACAGTTAATTTCCAATCTGGCGACCAAGCAGTCATTATCCTGCTGCTGCCTTAATTGCTTGATAACTTAATGCTGGAGTTGATCGGGCTGCGCTTTGATTAACTACCTTAGCCACAGCTCTTGCAGCACCTTCACCATCAATTGCATTAACAGTTATATTTGTAACTTGACCCATACCGCCACCGCCAAAATTACCACTTGTTTTTGGAACTGATGGCAATGATGATCTACCTGCTGATGGTGCTGGGTTTGGTAATGCTCCGATATTAACTCCGGGAATTATATTAACTGCTCTAATAAGTTCATTTGCAAGTGATACGACTAAGCCAATTGCTTCTCTTAGGAATGTAATAAATCCAGAAATAATGCCCGAAATACTTGCAATAGTTCTGCCAAAACTTGCAGCACCTTGCTGAGTTTCTGACAATGCTGCATTTAATCCTTCATCACCTGTAAGTCCTGCAATAAATCCGTTTAATGCTGGAACACCAACATCGTTAATAAATGTAATAAACTTTTCAACTTGTGGCAATAAAGCAGTTCCTAGACTTTCTTTAGCCTCATCAAATCCAACTTTTAAGCGATCAATCTTGCCTTGAAATGTTTCTGCGTTTGCAGCTGCTGCGCCACCATAAAGTTCTGATAATTTAGCCTGAACTTCGGTGAAAGATAATGTTGAAAGTTCGGCTTTAGATAATCCAAGTCCTAATCTGCCAAGAGCTGTTGTATTTCCATCCTGAGCACGACCTAACGCATTAGCAACTTGCTCTAAATCTAATCCTCGACCTTTTGAGATATCTAATGCAAGTCCTAATAATCTCTGCGCTTCTTCGGTATCTTTTGTAGATACTGCCAATCTTTGCATCGCTGGTCTAAGTTGATCATCAGCAACGCCTGTGGCTAAAGAGGTTTGAAGAATGAAATCTTCAGTTGCCTTTATTTGACCCTCAGTTGCACCTGTGGCGGTTCTTAATGCAGCAGCCAACCTAAGTTGCGCTTGCTCATCTTCTATTGCAGCCTTGACCCCATCAACGGCTAATTTAGTGCCATAAGCAACGGCAGCAGCAGCAGCGACCGCAAATGCAGCAGCAGCCTTCTTTCCAAATGCTGAAATCTTTTCGCTGTTAGTTTCAACTGCATTGTCAGCTTGATTTAATTTATTCTTAAGATCATCAATATCCGCAAGGATCTTAAGCGATAGGGTTCTGGTATCTCTTGCCACTTATGCCCACTTATCTAGAATGCGATTGTATGAGGTTTCCCACTTGCTAATCAATTCAGGCTGAATTCTGCGAAGCGTTGGATATATAAACCATCCACGCGAACCTCTGCCTTGTCGTCCTGAATATGTAGGGAACTGTTTGAACTTATTAGATCCAAACTCAACACCACCCCATAAGGTTTGCGTGTTAGCCCCACCTGAAAACTTCTGTCGTGCGAAACCATATTTGAACTCACCGATTTTGCTGGACTTTGAAATGCTAACGCCATCCGCAACTCTTTGCGCAACTTTGCCTGATTTTGTTCGACCTCTAGCTGCTGATTTAATTTCCTCTGCTGCATAAGTCGCCAAAGCGTTAGATTGAATTCTTGCTTCCTCAGTCGCTTGAACATCCATAACTTTGAAAGCCTTGAGAATATCGCGTATGTCATTGCGACTGTAAGCAATGGTTTCACTTGCCATACCTCGCCTCCAATACTTCGATCGCTGTCAATAT